AATTCATTAGTCCATTACTCTTAGTTGTAACTGTTGGTAGTAGTCCTCCCACGAGGTGGAATTCCTTAACAATTAGGTAAAGAAAAATCTAAGTGATAAGATTATATTTCTTCAACGACCACTCTTCTTATAGTCACTGGTTGTTCTGTACCCGTTGATGGTACAGTATCAACCAATGTACCATTGTGCTCCCAATTCATTCTTCCATTTCCTTCTACAGAATAGGAACCTCTAATAGATTCTAGATCATTTGACGTGTATCCGCTAAATTTAATATAGACCTCACAGTTTGCTTCTGAAGTAGCAATGATTTTAATGTCATCAAATAATGTTCTATCTAATTCATGCAATTCTACGTAAGTACCAAATCTTTTACTTGGTACTGTTGATGCATCCCATGAATGCTTGATATATACAACAGCGAACATGTTTTGATTTGGTTGCGCATTATAACCATTTGAACCATATATCCGTAAGGCAACATTAAGTGACTTTGAAGCATTGGAGAAACGACCTAAAAAGCACCAGTCTTTTCGAATTGTACTGGTTGGATACTCATGCATACGAACATAATTCTTTAGCCCTATCAGTTCTCCCACAACTGATATTATCTCAGGATTTTGTATCGCATCTTTTAAAGATTTTTTCTGTATCATAATAATTTGATTAAGCGTTAAACGAAATTGATTTTGAAGTTAAATTGGCTTTAGTCGTAAGGGTGGTTTGGTCGTAAAAGCTTGATATGTCAAAGTCATGAACATTTTTCACGTAGAATGTACCAGACTGACAACGTATACTTTCTATTATCCCACACGAATACCTACGAACCTTGAACATAAGATTAACATGACGGAGCTTACCAATCGTGATAGTATTGATAACATACTTCTCACTGCCTACCCATATCTCGCCCATGTTTCCCAGATTGAGGATAGCAGGTCCGTTGGAAGCGTTCTGTATTGTAAATTCCATATAGTCCCAGTTAGGCAAACACGAATCCCTGTCTTCGGGAACATAGGCAAGCACACGCCCCCATTGAGGACTACCTCTCCATTCACCTGTGAGAGCAACAAAATTAGACGTAAGCGGAATTGCTACCTGACTTGTTCCTAACTCCACAGAACCTACTCCCACAGAACGAGAAGCAAACATATTTGACCTCCAAAAAAATGCTTCCCCTGTTTTCCAATTCAAACAAATATTCGGGCGAAACGCATTCTCCGGATTCATCGGATCGGCCGCATTGAAGTCCTTATAATTGGTTACATCATCGTTATTGGTATCTTTCCCATACTCCGATATCGTGTACTGGTCATAGAAAATGGCCTGTCCGATTTTAGCGAATTGAATCAATGCAAGTTCAATCTCAATCGCATTGAAATGCTCAAACGGAAGCCACGTAGCTTTTTCTCCATTTTTTGCATAATCTTCTGCCGGTGTCATGCCCTGCTCAGTACCCAGCCATGTTCCGACCTTGTTCATTACATAACGAACTGCATCCTGCGCCGTGTTCGGCTGGAATACGACATAAGGAGCCACATTAGCCGAACACGTATATCTCATGGTAGAAGAATATATACCAGCCGGATAAGGAAGCCTGGTCACTGGCTTAACACGATAATTAACCTCTGTTTTTTTTTCTGCTATCATAGTTATTCCTCCGTTGTTATTACTACTGCAACATTACCTGAAGCCTGCTCGCACATAGCCTCTGTTACGGTTCCGCTGTATGATGCAACCTTAGCCGTGTCCGGATTAAGGATATTACCTGCTGAATCCGTGAATACAAAGAAAAACTTCATGTCCTTGAATTTTGTTGTGCTGCCACGCTTCACCAAAATCGGTGTATAGGTAACAGAGCCACCGGAACCCTGCTCGATAGTTTCATTCTCCGGATTGGGATTCGGTAAGATATCGAACGGATCACTGGCATCTATGACCGTCTGAACATCCATGCCGATTAAAAAACCATCCTGGAACACTTCTACCTTGAACTGTCCGGTAGTATCAACCATATCATTTGTAACGGTTAGAGTCTGCTTTGTTTGCCCTGATAATACCGACCACGTGCCAGGCTTGAGTGTATACCATTTATACGTCTGACCAGCATTTAGCTGATCACTTCCAATCCATGCAACAGCCTTCAAAATACAGGAATCTCCCTTATCGGTAAGAGTAAAGAACTTATTGTCACCTGCCATAATGGTAACACGCTTACTGTTACCGACTCCGACCGTTATTGGTATGTTATACACGGCTTGTACCTTGTCGGAGGTATTACCTACAGCAATCGTGGCTTCAGCCTTGATATTACATGACACACCACCGGAAGCTTTAACCAGATTTTTTTTAATCTTTAACGCAAAGTAATTCTGTACTCCAGCCTGATAAGGAACACTCTGGAAGTGACCTGTTTCTCCGTTAAAACTATTCGTTGAAACCTTGTCGCTACCGAATGTCAATTCAGTGTCATTAAAGTACCATTTCACAGAGTTGGGAACAACTAACCCGGCAGCAACCAATGAACTTGTAATAATATAACTTAGCATAGGCGTTAATGTTGAAAAATCCGGAGATATATTAGTCGGACTACCTGCTGTACCCTGATATTCCTGATACAAGTCGCCCATATTGGATTGCAGAAAAGGCATGTATACACTACCCTTGCGTAGGAACACGACCTGCCGTACTGAACTAGCCTCACTCATTGCTGCCTCCTTCCTCGTTAAGAGCTGTAGGTGTATCTGGGTACTCAGGCAAAATTGTCGGTTCGTCATCCCGATATTCATCCGGAGTAGTCACTTCTGCCGGATTCTCTATACCATCTGTTTCCAAGCGGGCCGACTGAGGAGTCAATGCCACACCACCCACACGAGCTGCTCGATCAAATATCGTATCACCTTCGATGCAATTTAAATCAGACTGCCACAACAGCACATTCCCGTCTGCCGTCATGTTACGGATAGATGTAAGCCCCATCTTATCTGCTACCTGTTTTGTTACTTTCACATAGTATGCCATAGTTGTATAATTTTTTAATTGTTGATTCTGTCAAAAAGAACATTACCTTCAGCGTCCTGCAATACAGAACCGTCCGTATCATCAATAAGTATAGCTTGCGGGCCCCTATCCTGCACTTCTAATTCAAGCATCATTCCTGGAATGAACGTAATCGTAGGTTTGATGCCCTCAGCCTGCTTGCTGTAACTCTGTGAATAGGGAGATTTCACATTCCATACAAACCGGAACCATTCTTCCGGATCAGGAACAACACCCATTCCGTCAGTGACGAATGCTTCCAGCTTTAATTTTTCCGTTCCTCCGGCTACATAAGTAGGTGCACCCTTCCAGTCTACTTCGACTTCAGGTATACGACGACGGATAGTAGTTGTCACTTCAGGTATATCATCATTAGGCTGCTCAGGTACTCCGTCAGCTGAATACCCTAACTTACATACATAAGTCTGCTCTTCCCCAATATAATCCTGATTTATCGTAAGAGTATTATGGTCTATTGCTTCAACTTCCCAGTCATTGTCACCGTTGCCATCAGTTATAGCCTCCAAGCCACCACTATCAGTTTTACGATACCAAAAGAATTTACATTTCTGTTTATCAGATGAAATTTCATTGCCTTCAAGAAACACCAATGCTGTAATCTTACGAGATAAGGGATTGCGCAACGGATTCCATATAACAGTAGCAGGACTATCTATTTTAAAAACAGGGACTGGAACTGTTACGTCACTTACAGGAATTACTTTAGAGAATCTGAATACTAATATCTGATTGGTACGAGTATCTGCATATTCAGCATAAAATTCCAACGATAGAGGAGTAGCTACAGAAGAATTACGTTTAACCTTAATCTGTCCTTTATTATCTCCTTCTGTCGTTATCTCGTAATCGGTATTATCCGAACCTATCAATGTTCGTTGTGTACCAATAACCTCATACCACTTCATATTAGTAAGAGATGCGTTCACCGAACCGCTCTTAATATACGAATCCGGATCTGTTGCATTACACCTCGGGAACAAGACTAAGGGTGTCAATGAGTAATCAGGAGTATACTCATTCGTATTAGCACTATAAGTCTGTCGTTCCGGAACGCTTCCAATGACTTCTATACCCCCACTTGTTTTTAATGGAGTATAGTTTACATCCATTCTCTTTATTTCGCTTTTTATTCCCATATTAGAATGTTATTGTTTGTTCTGCAATTTCTGTCTGCTGACCATCACGCAATAGAGCCGTTGCCTTAAAAGAGCATACTCCCTTACGAGTAAAATCAAGACCTAAATCATCGACTGTCAATGTAAGAGTCTTTCCGGCATCAGCTCTCTTGATCGCCCAGGCGTTATCCTCAGATACATTACCCGTATCTCGTGTCCAGCTTATATCCGTATCAAGAATGCTGTCTGTCACGTCACGGTTGTATAATTCTCCTGTTACATTAAGAGTAGTAAACACTACCCCTTCCTGAAGCTGGGCTGCATCGAAAGCCCAACCGTTTTCGCTTTCTATGTCTATTGTGAATTCCGGATTCCCCTCAACCATCGCCCATCCCGTGCTGGCATAGCGAGGTTCATCCGTTGTTCCGGTAACAAGGCACTTCCAGCGACATCCATAATGCCATACCGTATCAACCATTTCCTTATCGGCCGTATAAGGATTATCACTTTGAGCTACCTCCAATGACCAGAAACCACGGTCGTTTAGCTGCACGACAACCACGCCCTGATAGTCTATCCGCATCAAGTCCTGGATAGCGATACCACGGCAATACACATAACTCTGTCGGTAGTTGATTGGGAGGTTATCGAACAGTTCCAATCGCTTTAGTTTTCCGATAATGATGCTGTAGTTAGATTCCTCGAGTATAGGTTTCGTGACACCGTCAAGCATGCAAATACAGCCTTCATAGCTGGATATATACCAGAATCCCTGCCGTTCTTCATCCACTGCATTTCCTCGACGGGTAATTACCATGCCGGAAACAGGAGGATAGTTCTTACCACCCGGCACCTCTTCATCAGGATAAAGAACCACGTTAATCTTATTCTCTGCCTGCATTACATTTAATACGCGGAACCAGCTATCATAATATTCTCCAGTTGAGTTCAAGTTATTCACTGAGCCGTAGTCTACGTCTTGTTCCTTGAATGCCGTAATATCATTATCCCAGCGACGACGAAGATACAGGTCATAAGTGCCGTCTTCGAGCTGCTCAATTCGTTCGATTGTACCAGATTCAGAATAAGTGACGTTCCCTTCCTGCGCAAACCAACGATTGTATATCAGCTCTTTTACGATCATTGCGCTACGTACCTCTAGCTTTTCAAACTGTCCACGCCCATCAGGATATATACCGGCACCCTTACCGGCTGTCAAAGAGTCAATAAAATTGCCGAACTTCAGAAGGAAATTGGTAGCATCTGACTGATCTTTTCTCAGGAACAATTTTTTCAAGCTTTCCGTATTTTTCGATATTTCATACAAAGTACGAACGGCAGAAAAAACATTACTGTCAGAAGGCAATATGTCATCATTTTTCCCGATTATCTCAAGATAGATACCATACCCGCGAATAAATTCCCTGAGAGCATCAAGAGATACCTTCCTTCCTTTATTCAACTCAATCATATCTTCGGAATCGAGGACATCCGTATTAGCCAGTTGGTCAATGGTCAGGCTGTCCTTCTTCAAAAAAGATACAACTGAATCAATTATTTCCTGTTTTTCTAAATCCGTCATAGTATCAGCAATCTATTATCATATTGTCGCATATTGTTATCCTGAACCCTTCTAATCTTCAGCATATTCTCGGACTCAGTATAATCAACAAATTGAATCTCTCTAAGAATCTGGTTAAAGACATAGCTTCTTACATCATCAATAACCTGATTGATTTCAGGAACATTAGATTCAGACCTGATATATCTTTTCCCGTTAAAGTATACATAGGTGCAGCTAAGAATCCTATTCAAATGTTCTCCATACCATATTGGACACCCGATATTGCCTCCAAGAGTGAATGTTTTCATCGTATAATGTCTTGAATATATCTCAGAAAGGTCATTCTCAGAATTAGTGAACTGCTCGTTGTCGACACCGAAACTCCAGTTACTGTCCTTGAACCCGCCATGTACACGCCAGTCGAAGAACATCTGCTGTTCCGATACCCAGAAGATTACATCCTGACGATCCTTATTGTCCTTGCTGGAATACTGTATAAGAGTAGTATTCTTCAACACAGACTCATCTGACGTAATCCTGAAAGGCTCGGAGTTAGAATCATTAACATTAACCATGTAATACCCATCCTCCAGTCCGGTAATGACGTAATAATACAGCTTATCACTGTCGTTCATCGACCACACATTCCACTCAATATCCATCTCTGAATTATCGCACACGGAGATAATCTTCCCTGTAATCGCACGTGATTCCGCTCTTACTATCACCTCAATAAGAATCTGGTCAGTCGGAGCAAATACCTGCGTATAGTGGCTTTTGCAACCTGACACATCAGAAGACGGCGAAAAAAACAGCGGGGTAAATGGGCTAACTATATACATATTCAATCTGTTTCTATCAGTTCATATTCATAGGCATTCTCACAGGCAGTACTGTAATCAAGATTACCCAGGCAGCCAGTATACATCTTTCCGTCCCACTCTATCTGTACAAGAGTTTCGTTCCACTCTTCAGGAAACAGATAGTTGTCTGTCTGAAAGGTAAGACTTCCAGGACCCAGCAATGGAGAATCCAGCTTTATATTCTCGGTAACCTTCTTACCGTCCAGCGAGATATCAGAGTTTCCGGTCGTTGAGGCGAATTTCAGTTCTCCAGTCAGCGATGCAAGATACCTTTTATTTGCCTCTACCATGTAAATTGGAGCATATCCGGCATTGAATACAGTATCGGAATAAGAGCCTTCAACGGAGATTTCCCTGTCAATAATATATACAGAATCCTCAAGGTGACACATGACAGCGAATATCTGCTCGTCAGAATCTGAACTACTTGTTTCCTCACCTCTCTTGCCGACAAGCTCCTCGAATCCGTAACAATCAGCCCTATATGGAGAAATCAAAGAGAGCTGCTTGTCTGAGATTAAGATTCCTGTCGTATAATTCACTGAAAAATTGAATTCATCCTTTCCGTTATTTCCCAGGTCATAGTCCTGCTTACTGTACCCTATCTGAACAGACGAATATATTCTGTCAGAAGCAACCGAATACTCAGGCTCGGAAATAGACCTGATAACCTTTACATTACCTCTACCGAACACTTCATTGCGATGCTTGAAAACAACGAATGGAACCTTATTGCTGCTTCCACTGCTTTTTACAGTACATTCCACAAGGGATTGCCCTATTACAATATAGCTTTTCTGCCCATACTGGTATATATACTCAGGTCTGGCTGCATTGTTCTTATTATAGGTAGAATATCCGGCAAATGCACTATAATACAATCCTTCAGATAAATAATAAAACCGTCTGTCCCGACGGACATATATTATGTTGTCTGTTGACACGCTTCCATTATATACACCTGAATCCTTGCTTACAAGATTGACTATACCGCCAAACTGAAGTATTCCGCTATAATCGCTATCAGACACCTCACCATGAATATATTCGTTAAGAGTGGCAAACCAGCGTCTTATTCCATCGTCTATTTCCTTCATTTCAAGGGTTGCTGTATACAGGATATTATTCCCCTTGTTGCAATAGTATCTGTCAGTGCGAACTTTGTAAAAAGCCATATCCTCAGTCTGATAATCCTCATTAGCGTCAAATGATGCTCTCCATGCTGGCTCCTGCACTCCAGGTACAACCGTAGCCTTCAGGAACACACCATCTGTATTCGAGAAATAGGGCAACAACGTAGTTTCCTCGGCATCATCCATATTCTTGTAATCGACAAAACCGCCAAAGTCGACAGTATTACTTTCTATGTCATTATATTCAGCGCTGAACAGAACTCTGTTCTCGATTACATAGATATAGCCAAATACAGATTCCATCCACTCACAGAAGTCTGAGAAGGATGATGTTATCTTAGCACTCTGAAAGTTGCGGATACTTTCCGCAGCAACAAGGACGGAATGTTTCAATCTTGTATTATCAGTTTCAACTCCAGCTTCATTCACGGTATCCTTAATATCGGCATACAGTCCTTCCTTCCCGTTCATTGAATCAAGCAGGCGCTGGAGGAATGTTACAGGTTCCACAACATCGATATTAACTGGTTCCCCACGGTCGTTCCAGCTAAGACTTACGTTAATGTAATCAAATCGTATCTCATAGCCTTGCAGATTATGTGAGCCCTGAGGATCAAGAATAGCAATCTGGAGCTTTTCACCTGATTTAAGCACTCCACTCCATTTCAAGGAATCCCACTTGTCGGTAGCATTATCTGATGCGCTTGCAAGCCGGATCAGGCTACCATCAGAAGATATCTTGTACAAGTAAGTATAATAATTTCTGAATCCGCTGAACGTGCGGGCTGATATTACTATATTGATGAGGCTGTTATCAGACAGACATTCAAGGAACCATGAGGAAGTACAAGTATTTTCAGGAACATTTACATCTGCCCATTGCCCTTTTATATGAACCTCTTTCTGGTCCTGTACAAGAAAGCTGTTGCTTTCACTTTCACTTTCGGAACTGATATATACAGGAGGAATAAGCCACCAGTCAAGTTCTTCCAGCATTATGGTTTGATATGTGCTGCCTTCACCCTGCTGGCCGGTAACAGTAAGTGTTTCCTCATTACGTATGCTGACACCATCATACTTCAATATCTTGGAAGACAGCTCTTCTACGGAATAGTCATACTTAGTTGATTTGTTGGCTTTGATAACGGCAGCAGCAGAATTATCAAGACAACAAATTTCTGCCCTGTATGAGTCGTATTTGAAGCTCGAGAAATCAAGAGGGCACTCGAATATTTTTGTAAATGTCCAGTCGTTTTCTATTGAAAATACAGCGAACGAAGCCAAAGAGGATAAATAATTCTGCTCGTACAGACTGATGATTTTTTCCCTTGCCTCACCAGTCAATTCGAGAGTGCTTCCACACTTTCTCACAACTCCTCCCAAGTCAACACGGCTGTACGACATCTTAATGTCCTTTATGTTGGCAAGCATATCAGACACATCAATACACCCGTCACTCCCAACAGTAACAGTTTCTTCTCCTAATTGTAGATAATATCTGCCTAACATACCCTATTTCCCTTTTAGGCAAATATATCTAAAAGGCTTTATTAACGGATTTAATCAAAAAATCTTGAAATGAAGCCAACAACACAATCACAACATAATCAATGAATTGAGAGGAATTTTGCAGAACACAAATTAATATCCGGCAAAATTCCTCAATTATATTACATTACAGAACCAATAAAAGATTTTCAATCTTGAAGCATCTCATATCTCCCTTGTCAACATCATAATAGGCAAAAGTCTTATAGGATGGCTTGGTGATTCTTTTACTTGCAGTAGAGCTATAATTCATCATTGTACCGGTTGCGACTCTAATAGAACCGTCAACCTTACGATATATAAACTGTACCATTCCTTTACGCATTCTCTTGTAAAGAAAATATACCTGCCATGCCATTTTCAGGGATTCACTCCATGTTTTTTTGCCTGATATACGAATCTGATGCGCATATTTCATCACTCTTGCACGAAAATTAGTTTTTGTTTCCATATTGCAATTTTATATTGGTTTGACTTATAGTTTTTTATTATACTATAAAGATAGCCCATAATATCAAGTTTTGCAAACAGAAACTTCACCATTTATCTGATTTCCAACTCTTTACGGAGAATATTTCGAGCAAATGAAATACGACTTCTGACAGTACCTACAGGTATGGAATACATTCTGCTTATCTCATCGTAGCTGTATCCTTCAGAATATTTTCGAACACAATCAATTGCACATGATTTATTCCTACAACTGTCCAATGCAGCATACACTTCATCGACATATACCTGACTGGATGTGTTATAACCCGATATCGCATATTGTCCTTTATCTACCGAAACAAATCCGACAAGATTATTGTGGTTGTATATAGTAATATAAGTATTCAGTAGAATTGTACTGCACCACGCTTTGAATGATTTGGCCGCATCATATCTTTCTTTACTAGAAAGAATCTTGTAAACAACCTCGCCTGCGAGGTCTTCCGCATCCATCAGATTAGTACAATACTTGCGTGCCTGAGACAATATCCACCCGTAATTTTCGGCAACAATATCATTTATTCCCATCACCATTGTTGCCTGAAATTTTCAAGGTTAACAATTTTCCATGTCTGTTCTCAGTACATTTCTTTTGCCTTTCTGTGCAATCTCTTAAACGGCTGATAAGGAAGTCTGGATTTGCTGTAATATCATTAAGCAAATCAATAATAATGTCACACTTTTTTTCTATTTCTGATAATAGAAATGTAGAATTTCTCTTTTCCATATTATAAATGATTAGTGATTTTAATCATTTACTAACGGAAGCTGCAAAAATTCGATAAGGCACAAAAAAAATGCCCTGTATTGATATTACAGGGCAAATAACATTATTCAGCGCTTCATCATTCTATGTTTGATTTCACGTTCTGCCTGCCGGACCATATTGGCGTAAATACCTGCAGATACAACATTTACATCAATATTCATCTTATAATATGTCATTATAAATGCAATCTCAGCATCGTACGATTCACGTATATTCTGAGGTTTGGAATTTTGATTATTCTTCAATCTGTCATTATGTTTTTTTTGCATATATAGGCACTCGGCTATATGCCTGTCAATCTTACTTTCAACCTTTTCAGTAGTAACCTTTCCATAACCCAGATCTTTCATGGCGACAAGGACAAATCCGACCTCTCCAAGTGACAATAATGCTTTGCACATTCTCAATGCAAGCAGACGTGATTTTATTTTGACCTCTTCTTCCCTATCCATCAAATAAGATTCTACACCAGATGGATTAACTATTTTCCTATAGTCGTATATAAGGTCCGATGCCTTTTTCTTGAGATCTGACGATGGAAGCTCCTCACCTTGCAACAATACGGAATAATTACCGCACAACAGTTCGATAAAGTTCTTCAACGATATTTCACTTATATTCTCAATCATAGTCTATTACTCTTATATATCTGATACTGCATATTGTTATAATCCCTGTGCTGCTGCTTCATTATTTTACCAATATCACTTCTAATGCCATGCATTTCTTTCTTTAATTCAGAATAGTCATTATTCACTATTACAGGAGCGTTACCGGAAGAGACCATAGGAGTTATATTTCCTCCAACATCATTCCAGTTGAACATATCAACATCCGGGTATACTTCAGCACCGCGAGGCAAATCTACTAAAGTAGGAGTATCTGGTGTAATCCACGGTTTTCCACCATAGACGACAACTTCTTGTTTACCTCCATCCCCGACAATTGCAAGCCCACCAATATGAGCACCGTTCTTGGTTCCCTCCTTATATGCAGGAATCGGAGTAGCAGCAATGGTAGCTACCTGAACTGCACCCATAGCAGCAACCACACCAGCCATGATAGCACCAAGGATAGGACCAAGTTGCCATGCCTCCATGATACCACGTGCCGTTGCGATACCGGTCTGTGCAATCTGTACTGCCTTATCCCACTTTGCCTGCTTCTGCTGCAATTCAACTTTTCTCTTTTCCAGTTCCTCATTCTTTTTTGAGGTCTTATCCTCGGCAGCCCTCTTTCTGGCTTCGGCTTCTTCCTCAGATATTGCACCACTCTCAGCAAGAGCTTCAATTCTTTCGATATCCGCATTGTATGCATCCTCGTTGGCATCCTGTTCTTTCTCAATCCTGTCAATATCTCCTTCATAAAGAGTAGACATGAGATTGCCTATATTACTGATTGCCTCACCAGCAACATCCATCCAACGCTGGGCATTCTTCATCCTTTTCTTATATGAGTTTTCCTCTTCATCCTGAACACGTTTTATCGCAGCAATCTCAGCATCAGCTTCAGCATTCGCTAAATCAGCCTTTGCTTTCTGAAGCTGTTCGGAAAGTTTTTCCCGGTCGTCCTGACTCATGTTCTCAACAGAAAGCTGTTTTTCAATAGATTCAACAGCAGCCTTAGCGGTTTCTAATGAATAACGTTCGGTTATATCAGCCTTCTTTTTCTCGTATTCCTCATCCGAAACAAGTTTCTTGGCATGCAGCTTTTCCAACTCTTTCAGGTCAGAATTATATTGTGCATTCCTTACAACCTGCTCGGCAGCAGCAGACTTGGAAATCTCATCAGCCGAATCAGCTGCATATTCCTCATATATCTTACGTCTTTCAGCAAGATACTTCTGCTCGATGAGGCTCACGTCAGCACCGTTACTTTCCGCCGCCTTAATTTCTTCCTGTTTCTGTTTGTCAAGAATTTCAAGGCGGATAGACATTTCTTCCTTACTACCTTCCTCTACAGAAGAAAGGCGGTTTTGAAGATCAATGCCAGCACGATTTTTCTCATATTCTTCAGACGCCTTTGTCAATGCATTGTTCATCTCTTCCTGCAAGGACTTCCTCAATGCAATTTCTGCAGACGAATTTCCTTTTACGGCATCAATCTTTTGCTGGTATCCGTTACGGATTGTAGCCAGTTCTTTCTCGATACCGTCTTTCATCAAGGCAATACGTGATTCTTGCAAGGATTTTTCAGCTTCAAGTCTGGCTGTCTTTTCATCCGTTGTTTCGGCAGATATGTTTGACTTATTATTACCTGGCATCTGGTAATTTTCAACCATTTCAAGCTGCTTCTCCATACTTGAATAGCCTCTTTGAGCAACCATTCTAGCCTCCCACGATGATTCAATATCCGCATTTATCTGACTATTGGTCCGGTCAATACCCAATCCTTGTTTCCAAAAACTTGCGTTCTGATATTCTTCATAATATTTTTTGTTAAGATCAACAGCGTCCTTAAGATTTTTCTCCTCCTCTTGTAGGGCTTTCTTCATAACGGCAATTCTTTCGTCCTTCGCTTTCTTGAAAGCATTTTCTTCAGAAATACCCTGCTTAATATATTTTTGAGTAGCTATATTGATACGCTCATACTGCTTACTGACCTCCTCTTCTCCATATTTTGCGCCATCTGCTCTCGCCTGCTCTTCCTCCCTATTAGAAATCTCTTCTATACTTTCTATTCCTTTACGTACTAAGGACAACAAATCTGCATTCATGGATGCGATAGAGGCCTTAACTCTTGCAGCCATACTTTCGAATGCACCACCGGTGGCATCAAACAGTAAAGATAATTCGGTAGACAGTCTTTTCTGGCTTTCTATCATATCTTCCTGTGCCTGTCCTAATTCTCCATTTTCATCTTTTACATCGCTAAGGTTTGTCTTGATGTCTTTCAGAGTTCGGATATACTGGAGTCCTGCATCCTCACCAGGTCCACCGAAGATATCAGCCAATGCAGTACCGACAACAGACGCACTATCTGGTAACTCATTCAATCGTTCCGATACCATCTGTATAATGTCGAACGTGGTTTTCTGACCTGTTCTCAACTGTTCCTGAACCTTGTCGGCGGATATGCCGATTCCTTCAAGTGCAGCAGCAGTAGCAGCAGTCATTTCACGAATACGCAAGTTACCTTCCTTGATAACATCCACACCCTTGTCAGAATATATACCTGATTTGGCAGCCTGAGCAGTTATGGCAATGAATGTTTCGGCACTTATTCCGGCTTCCTTGAAGTATGCAGGATACTCCCTAAGGGTATCCAGAAACTCTCCATTTGCATCAGCCCCGGCAATGAACCCGTCCTTGATAAGCCTGATTGATTCTTCAGCGGAGATACCAAACTGCTTGGACACAGCATTGGCACCAATCAATACCTCCTTGAAATCCTTACCATAGAAGTCTGCAATCGCCTGCACTTCCGTACGATAAGCCTTCAGGTCTTCTCCCGATTTTTCCGTGAACTGCTGGGTAAGCCTTGTTGCCTCTGTCAACCCCTTATTATAGTTTACCCACCAGCCTATTCCTGCACCGGCAGCACCGACAGTTCCAAGACCAAGGAGCCACTTATTCTGGAATATCTTGCCAATTCCGGACAATCCTTCGAACATGCTGCCTGCGTTACCAAGAGATTGAAGGGAGTCTCCAAAGCTTCCGGCTATAATACCAAAACTTCCCATGGAGTCGTTAAGGTTGTTCAGCTCCATCCAAGCAGCTTTAACTTCTTCCTTATAGCCACCGATAGTCATCTTCTGCTGAGTATATCGGTCACTGTTACGCTTCACATAGTCAGTATTTACACCGATTGTAGAGTTCAGCTTACCTAACGTGTTTTTGTAATCTTCGTCAGTGTCACGTACCATTTTAACGGCCTGACGCAATCTCTTATTTGCTTCATTAGCTTCATCAATACTATGTACCTCCTTGTCAGACAAAGCAAGCGCTTCCTTGATGAAACGGATGCGTTCCTCTTCGGTCATGGTAGCAGACTTTCTGGTAGTGTTCGCAGCTTTCTGAGCTTTGTTCATGGCTTCCTCAGCCTTAGCAGCCTGTTGCATTGCCTTGGAAGCTTCAGCAGAAGCCTTTGATAATTCCTTAACCTCTTTGGTACTCAGCTTTTCAGCGTCTGCCTTCTGTTTGATTTTTTTCATCAACTGTTCTGCAATCTCTGCCTGCCGGCCGAATGCTTCAGTCAATTTATCAGATGCAGAAGATACGTTCTTAGCTTGAGTATTGTATATAGTCTGTAACTTGTCGATATCTCCCTTAACATGAACATCAATTGTAAGTCCCTTGATAAGTTCTGAGGCAGCTTCCTTGTAAGTCTGTCTGACACCTGAGATAGTGCTGTCAAGTTCCTGCAACTTCTTCAATGATTCCTCGTCAACGAAGTCCTTTAATTTAAATTCTCCCATTACAAATAGTGTTTATATTCTACAATAACGCCATCCACTTTTGTACCTTCCTTATCAAAAGAGTAGGTACCGTCACTCTTCTTGTATACAACGTACACACATCCGTCCAGCATGGCAGCCTTCTTGGCCAGCATTGCAACGTGATCATATTCCGACATGATTTTTTTATTCTCGCAACCGCATCCCATCATTTATACCCACATTTTTTTACAAACCGTTTCAAATAAGGCTCGAGTAATTGAAGCACAACATACTCCCTTGCATCTTTACCCAGCATCAGAATGTCCTTACCATATTTCCTTACTATGTCCGGACCGTCTACGAATCCTACAGTATCAATCGTAAGAGTGTCACCTGCAACAGAAGCACGGATACTCTCATGGAATGGACCGGTGATATACAGATTAGGTACATCAACAGGTCTTGGAGGGAGATTAAGCCTCGGGCTGGCTATCGGAGGAGTTATCTTCTTCTTCCATGCTATATACCCGTCAGGATTGTTATGCCATACTGATGTAGTTTCATGAAAATACGGATCATCAGAATATCCCGGTCTAAGACTGTTGGTATTACCGTCAAGACCGGAATAGAGCTGTTCCCTTACAAGATCTGCAACTTCTATCCTATTTTCCTGCAGGCAATCCATACATGACTTTTCGAATCCGGATGCGATTCTGTGTATCGCATTCTCCAGTTTTTCAAAATCAGCCATACATTTAAAATTAAAGCCGGACTTTCGCCCGGCTTGATATAGGTTAATAACTTACTCGGCAGCCTTAATTTGATTATCAGACTTGCCGCAAATCTTATCATACACATCAGACAGGACTTTCTTACGGTCTGACTCCTTCTTTCCCTGCCATATTACGGAAAGGTGCTTTTCGATGAATTTTTCCTTGGTCAATTTCTTCACCTGCTCATCGACGAATGTTACATTATCAACTCTCATGCCTTAGACGCCTTTACAACTTTAACACACTCAACCCACTTGATATCGTTTTCGTAAAGCACAGAAGGAGATTTCAATCCGATTTCTCCCTCACCGGCAACAACGGTTATCATTCCGTTTTCATAGGATGCAGACGTGGTACCATCCATAACAGTAGATGCAGCTTCAGCTATTACGCTGCCGATGTCTGGCGTTCTGTCATATCCTCCGATAGTTTCTACAATCTGGTACTTACCAGTTTCCTTTTCTACAAGCATGACTTCAGTAAGACCTTTAACGGCATTTGTCGGATTGAAGTCTAATTTGTAATAGTCAAAGTTCATCTGGCTGTCTTCAGCATCCATATGACACAGATTAACAGTCATAGTAGACTTGGAACTACTGGTAGAAAACGGAGTAGAACTAGGATATACAGTAGACATTGGAATACCAGCAAGTATGCCAGTACCATCATTATATCCGATTAACATATTATTATCATCCCAGTAATATGCATCCCACTCCTTACCAGCACATTTCAATAACTGGGCATTCAGCATCTCATCAAACCTCAGTAAAGTGAATGTATCTGTCTGAGCATTAAGGCCGTTATACTGATTCGGACCATATCCTACAGCGCTTGTCTGTACTTCACCTCCACCCTTGGCATATTCGCACACAGGAGATATAGGATATATTCTATTCGGACGATCAGCATGACACAATTCTGCCATTTTCTCGGCAGTCAGATCCTCAGGAAGTTTAATTCCATGCTCAACAAGAATGATTCCCTTAACCTTGCCCCAATCAATCTTACATGCAGATCCTCCAGTATTCATCTGAGATGATTCACAACTTCTTGTTTTCATTTATCTACAACTTTGATTTTTAATTATTAATTCCATAGAGCGAATATTGATGGCATCAATAGGCTCGCTCACAGCCTCTCCGGATTCCGTATAGGCTCCGTATCTGCCATATGAGTAGTTTTCAGAATAATCATGCGGAATGATGTTGTCATAGTCTATATCAAACCGTCCATCATTTCTAATTACCTCAATCAGCCTATCATATATTGGCCTGAGAATATTGATGAATGAAGCATACAGACGTCGTTCGTTACTCCAGTCCTTCGTCGACGAACATGCTATAAGGATATTCAGTGAAACCTTGGAATAGTAATCAGGACTATCTCTTTTTTCTGTAACCGGACAGAACAGGACGATAAGCGGGAACTTACGCTCTGAAGTTGAAGGGACCTTGCTGTATTCATCCAGTTTGTCCTTAACATACTGGGCTGAACCGAATATGTAGTTAAGTTCCGGATTCTTAACTTCCTCGAACCTGTCATTCTCGATGTCAGCAGGCATTACTATGGTAAGGTTCCCACTCATTTCCTTTACTACATCTCCAATAATTTCAACGATACCTTTCATAGATTGAACTGATTAATCTTATTCAACATGTTGGTCTGGGTAACAAGATCAATCGGACAATTACCCTCTCGCGCCCACTTGATGAACTTTACATTTTCTGAAACCATTCTGTTCCAAGCAACAACCTGTGCATTCATAGGTGAAATGTACTCATTAGCACACTTCAGCCGGACATTGCCAGTTATCGTAGCTTCCGATGAGGAATCACGAAGTATGTGGAACAGCACGTAATCAGCGAATGGCTCTTTCAGCTTGTTGCATACGATTTCATACTTAGACGGTTCAGTATCTTCATTCTTTTCATCATCAGACATATCAAGGTAATCCATTGCATAACCTGCTTCCTTTTCACCAAGCATGGCTTCAAGGAAAACAGGCTGCAACTCCTTGATATATGCTTCTATATGACCGTTTACAGCCATAGAATCAGCACCGGCTGTCTTTGAATTTGAAGCATTCTGAATATGACGGCTCCCTGAAACAAAATATGACGCATCTATCAGCATGATTATTTCTTTTTAGATTTAGCGGTACTCTCGCTTTCCTTGGTATCATAAGGTATTGTTTCCTTATTGTCCGTTACCCCAGGATCTGCATTAAGACATAATGCCATTTCTTCAGATTGCTTCTGTAATCCGGCAATCTGCTCTTCAAGTTGTCTTATTTTTTCATCTTTCTCAGTGATAGTCTGAGTCTGCTCGGCAATCTTAGCATCCTTCTCTCCAATAGTAGTATTAAGACGTCCAATTTCACCATCCTTTTCAGAGATAATAGCATTCAGCTCATTCTCCTTCTCCTTAATCTTCTGTTCCGATTCTACTTGGGTAATGTAACCACTTTCTGAAGGAGTAGTAATAAAAACTACTCCTCTTTTAATACGGATACTCTGTTCTCTGATTACATTTTCCAGATGCTTCGGATCTCCTTTTAAGATATACTCATCCATAAGCACTATTCTTTAGTAATAGCCTCTTTCAATGCAGCCAAATCACCATAAGCAAATGCCCATGGCATGTACACAGGGAAGATAACTTCTTCCTGGGCAATCAAAACTATTTCATTCTTCAACTTGCTTTCGACATCATCAGCCCATTCAAGAGTAAGAGAAGTGTAGTCTATCATGTTGGCTGCAATGTTAAAGTCACCAATCAGGTACTTACCCGGCTGGATGCTGCTGGTTTCAATAATAGGACGTCCTGCAATATGTTTCACACCGTTAACGGTAGTGATTATTCCAAGATTGCGCCCTGTCGTATCCTTCTCAGCCTCCATAGAATTAACAGTGATAGGATTCAGCGCGATAGCATTGGGGGTATACTGTGCGTAAGTCATCACTGCAAATCCTGTTTTAACGACATCAAGAGAATTGGGCACTTCAACTGACTTAAAAGCTCCATTACTTACCTTGAATGTCATTGATGATGCAGATGTTTCCTCAGTATAAGCTACACCTTTTAAAAGAATCTGACGGTCATTAATCTTTACCAACTGATTAGCGCTGTTAAGTGCAGTCAGACCTGTAGCACCAGTAAACGTAATAGTCATACCATCAAGGATAAGATCTTGAGGATTGGTAAATTCAATGATTGTATCCTTGCTTGAGTTGTAACCTGATACAGACTTAACAGAGCCTGCATTTCCGCTGACTACAGTATCACTGATGATTTCCTCTACCGACGTTACTCCTGTATGGTTCACAATACCCAACAGATTTTCTCCTGTTCCGTCTCCGAAAAGGATATTCCAGTCTTCAGCCATAAACACAGCCTCAGGCAGCATTTTAAGAATAAATGAACGGATATAGACGCGGCTTTTCAGCATTCTCTTTGACAGACGAATATGAGTACCTAGGCGTTTTGTTCCGGTCTGAATTTCCTTCACCTTGAAACTTGATTCAGGCAATGTACCATTTTCTGTAACGTAACGTGCATTTCGATCGAAATCGTAAACCTGAGAGAATACCAGGTTCGGAAATGCAGGATCACCCTGTAGAGTATTCAGAATATCACGCACATGGATACGCTTGTTAGAAACCTGAGATACCACTCTATTCTGCTGCTGGGTAGTCAAATGGTCACCGCTGTAGTTGTCTGTCATTGATACGATATCTTTCAGACAGAAACCGTCAAACGAACCACTCTTGCGGGTTCTTCCTTCTGCGAACTCCTTGAACTTGTCAGAATCCAGCATCTCGTTCAGCTTCTCATCAAACTTGTTGATGACATCCATACCGATACCTTTAGCTTTCAAATTCTCGATTGTTTCACCAAGACCTTTTACTGTCTGAATCAATGTTTCGTTGTCTTTCGCAAGCTGTTTGAACTTATCATCGTCATAACCGTTCAGTTTCTCGTTCAGGCCTTTCAATCTTTTTTCCATATCTTCAGGTGAGAGAACACCTTCCATTGCCTTGTTGATAACATTACACATCATCTGTGCGATGTTGTTCATAAACGTAGCCTGTTCCTGAGGCAGGCCGTCAGTCTTAAGACCGAAATCTGCAACTGTAAATTTCTCCATCTTAAATTAAAATTTTAATTATTATTACTAAATACCTTATTCAAAGGACCGAAGAAAGAAGTGCTTTCAGCGGCTTTTTTCTTAACATCATCATCCTCTTGCACCCCGACAGTTTTACCCTGAGTGTTATTCAACGGCTCAGACTTTCCGGAGAAGATGGTTTTATTGCTATCCTGTAACAAGGCGTTACTCCTATATACTCTTCCATAACATGACGGACAGCGGACGTATGCCATGAAATTCTGTATTGATTTTTCTGTCAATTCAAGTCCTTCTGACTTGACAGAATCAATAAGCGCAACCACTTCCGAACGAACTTCAGGTTCCAGTTTGTCTATTTCCTGGCTGACGATACGGTCAGTAAGCCAGCTTGAATACATGGCTGCATTATCAAGTACCTGTTGAGTGAATGTGTGCTCGTGCTGTTCGTCATAATCGAACTGCTGACCGCAATGAGGACAGGTCACCACATTACCGCCATTGATGGCTTTAAGCAATAGATTAAGTTCCATATCATACTGTTTTAATCGTTCATCCGAATAATTAGTGTTTCTGAACGCCTTCCTTATGAATTCAACAGCATCCTTAACCTGTTCTTGCGTACCCGATTTCAAGTTTACAAGGAATGTCTGAGGGTTGCTTCCCCAACTGGTCAATGTCGAATACTCAAACATTTTCCATTCAAGAACTTTCTGAGGATCTACAGTATCACGTTTAATAGCTTTCACCCCGATAGAGTGTTCCAGTGTTCTGCCATTCTCTGCATACAGCTTATAGTCAGCTAACGTATCACGTCCAATCTGCTTCTCGAGGTTAATCTTACCAACCATAACGAGATTACCCTCCTTTTCTTCTCCACTGAGAGGAACGCCAAGTAGCTGGTCTGTACGGTGATTAAGGAACCATCTCATTCTACCGATGTTTTCTTTCAACGTCTTGTTGAACGAACCAGGCATGGAAATATCATTCTGAGAGTCTTTCACACCGATACCGTTCACTGCAACAGTGACAATACCCTTCTCATCAACATCATTTGCCTTCGTTCTGTACTGAAGGTTTTTGGTTTTCTCTTCCATTTTCAACTTCGCTTTTTGTGTTAAGACTAATTACTTGTTTTACTTTATCTCTTTCCTCGTCCGACATCTCGAACAGTGTCTTATCGAACAGAGGATCTTCAAATCTGCTCTCCTTGATTTGCGCTCTCCAGTCATTGATACTGATGAGGCCACTAAGAAACTGCTCCTTGCATCTGGTATTAACCATTGTCTTGACTTCCTCAGCTTCTTTCAATCCCTGCTGCAGACAATCCACATCAGAAAAATCACAGTCAAGATAATAACCACCATCTTCAAGTCCGAGAAATGCAGTAAGCTGTTTACAAAACTTCTTGGCCATTGGAATGATAGTGGATGTATACACAGCTTTTTCAGCTGTAGCCTGATTGCTGAATGTTGATTGGTCCTTTCGAGGAACAAGTACTGAAGGAATGCCGTACGCTCCAGCTATCTGTATAGCGTCAGTCAATGTTTCCTCAAATGGTTGCAGCTCACTGATAGAGAGGTTTGTTCTTACAAATGACAGAGGAACGTCACTTAAACCATAAGGAAGTCTACGATTGTCAAGTCCGAATTTTCCGTAGTGGCTATTAAGAATTTCTTCTTTTTCTTCTTTTGTCATTGCGACAGTTCCAGCTTCATCCTTCTTATTGGATACAAGGAAACCCAAACCACCACGTTTTACATAAATCACGTTTCTCGCTTCATATACAGCAAGAAGGTTAGATATAGGTTTCAGATGAGCGGCCAACCTGCTCTTTGATTTCAGAAACCCGTTGATTGACATATATTCAGGTGAGCCGTCACGGTCATGCCATATCTGATATGAAGGGATTTCCATTGTACTCACATATCCGTAATTCAGCCGATAACAACGAATAATATCATCTTCAGATGCTATTCCGAAGATTGGACTATTAACACTTCTGTTAGGCTCTACATTAACGAAATCAGCAGGAAGTTCCCAGAAATTATCGCACCATTTCCATTTAGGCTGGTTCTTAAATGTTTCACCCATTGCGGCACGAAAAAAGGCATTACCAGTGCACAACTTGTAAACGAAATGTGAATATATCAGCTCGTTCCAAGACATAAGGCAGTTGGGTTTCGTGAGAATCTGGTTCATTCTCTTGTTTTCCCATACAACACTATCGTCCTTTACCTTCTTTAATTGGAATCCGGAACCTGATATGCGTGAAGCTATGTAATCAATCGGAAAGAATACCTCAGGAACAGAACGAAACAGTTCCATGTAATTATGACCGCAAACCAGTGGGGATACGAATAACTCATGCACGTCACAACGGTCAATATAACCACTATCTTTTACACCCTCCTTTGGTGTTGATACAGTCTGTGGTTCACTGGCCATTTTCAGCCCAGCACATGCCGGAATAGTGTCCTGTTTTAACATTGTATATCCCATAGTTTATCCTTATATGACAAAGATAAATTATGGGTATATACAATGTTATAAATCAAAAAATCTTGAAATTTACCAAGCAAGCAAATCAGATTGTAAACAACTAAATACCAAACAAATACATCACTAATCAGGTTTACCCCAATTTTATGATCGTATACGCCATACCACTTAATAAAGCACTGGCTCCACTTATATTGTCCTCATTGTAGTCAAGGACTTCTGTTATAAATGACATATACTCATCATTCTCCATGCCGGTTTCAGACAGAAGGAAATATGATTTGATGAAATCAGATGTAGCAGCTATTCTCTTATCCATATCCTGATATTCCTTCTTAATCCTTACTTCCGGAAGTGTACTACGCAGCTCCCTTGCCATCTGGAAATATGCAGGTGACGATTCCACTATGTACGTTCCTGCATCATGTGAACATATAACAGACTTCATTTCTTCGAGTGATACCGTTTCTCTCATAACAAGGTCAAGAACATGCCATTTTTCTCCACACCTGGCAACCTGGCACATATAGAACTTTCCTCCAACATTCGGCATGATGTACACGATCTTCTGTGAATACTGATATTCGACTGAAGGATTGAAGAATCCGAACACGCTTCTGTCAGAATACATGTTGCGTTTACGACGGTTTGAGAACTGGGAATACTCCTCGTACATGATGTCGTGTACGACATATCTCAAAGTATCGGTAAGGTGTCCGTGTTCCTCATAGGATTGTTTCGTTACGCTGTCCTTTATCTTTGTCTTGAGAATTAAGCCATTAGCATCCTTCTGTACGCTCTGGTAGTCCTCGATTGATACCCTGCAACTATCGTCTATGCTTATGCTGAGGCCGGGCAATGATTTCTCAAAAACAGCATTGACAAACTCACCTGTCATGGATACGGACGGATTCCTGTTACCCACCTTATCCTCAACAATCCAGTTGTCTTTCTTCAACGTGTCAATAAACAGGTCCATGAATGAACGTTTCTCATCGTCGATAGTGTTGGCTGCTTTTGCTGAGGCATCACCATGAAGGTAGATTTTATCGTCATATCCTAACTCCTGCAGTCGCTTAGATACCAGTTTCGCAGCACGTCTTGCGCTATTGTTCGGGCTGTCTGCCGTTGTTTCGGCAATCTGGTACATATCCTTACCTTTGCTAAGGTCTGCCTGCCAGTAGCCGACAGATATGTACGGTAATACATTACTATCGACAGAAAGATGTATAGGTAATCCAGGGATATAATGATACTCACCGCTATTCTTGCCGACATTGAACGAGCCGAGGAACTCGTTACCAGTCTTGATTACTCCCCATTCCCCAAGTGCATACACGTTGTAGTAATCCGGATCATGAATACGGTCATGCTCGAAGTCCATAACACACTGTTCATCGTAATATCCATACGTTCCGTCAGGAGAACCCACAACCCAGAAGTTGTTCAGGTAAGTTGTCTGTATCACTACCATATTGGGAGGATACTCCTCTATTTCCTTTGTCACAGGGTTCACGATTGAACGCCCCTCGTTCATCTTCAATGACTTCACCTTTGTCAACTCTGCAGGTATTATCTGGCCGCCAATTTCTACAGACATGGGGACATCATGCAGTTTCTCGTTATCCAGCCAGTCCTTCTTTATCCAGTGAGTTTCACTGATAGGGTTAAAATCAGCAATAATCTGCTGTCCCTTCTTACCACGCAGACGCTTACGGATCTGCTTCAGGTCTGCATACTCAAACTCGGACAACTCCTCGAGCTGCACCCTCTTGTAGTTGCTGATACCCTTTATCTTTTCCGGATCGTCCAATCCAGAGAAATCTATCTTGGCTCCGTTATACAGACACTTTATTACATTCTGGTTGAACTTGAAGTATTGCGTGATTCCCAATAATGATGCTGCTACCTTGTAATCTTCATAGATGGTTTTGCTGATGGATGCTCCGACCTTTCTCATCACAAGCGTATTCTCACCGTCCTGCAATGTCTGTATAAGAATGCACTGTGCTACGCTGAAAGACTTACTAGACGATGAACCACCATACAGGATAATGAATCGCAGTGTAGCATCATTCAGATATTTCAGCAGGTAAAAGGCATTTGGATTGAGTTTCTTGTGATTTATAAGCATAAACGCACCATTTTTTGTTCTATTTTTTAGATTTTTCGTATTGTCTTTTGTATAAACCCCGACATCCTTCTCACATAATTGTTCTATTTTTTAGAATTTATTCAGTCTCATCATCAAAACCAATACGTATTTCATTGATATTTTCACCTTGTTTACCACTAAGGGATATCTGCTGGGGCGCATTCCATCCATTCATGCTTGCCAGAAGCTTCGCTGCCTCTACCTTACCGTTGAACTCATAACTTACCTTACCCTTGTCGTTGCTTATCTTCTTCATCGCATTTCTCACACTCTTAGGCATCTGACGGGGAGATTTCAGCTTTATCTTACCGGTTACAGGATCTACGAGATACAAATCGTTCGGGTCCATCATGACAATATCCATAAGAACCTTTTCAACCTTTTCACGGCTAACTTTCGATGCTTCAGCACGTTCAGACCTCAGTTCGTTTATCCTTGCTGCAACCTTGTTACTAGCCAACATCCTACTGGCATTGCTCCAAATCGTCTCAGGTTGCATCTTTGATGCGTCATAGGCCATCCTGTATGCTTCACTTGCATTACCGTCACAGTCAAGGTAATAATTGCAGAACTTTTCCTGTTTTTCAGTCAATTTCCTGTTATTCATAGGCTAATGATTATTTATACCGACGATGCAGATTACCTGTTTCCGGTCTTTCAGCAAATCGTAGGCTGCTGTTAATGTACTTCCAGTCGTGCAGATGTCATCAAAGAGTATTATTCTCTGTTCCTTAATGGGCCGGAGAAGATAAAACTCAGGATTGATACGTGTTCTGTTGAGGCACTGCATTGCAGATTCATAGAATTTTATTTTCACCCCCTGGGCAATTTTTTGACAAACGTCAGTGGCGAAATGATACTCTGTAATATGTCTGCGCTTTGGTGTAGTGATTATGCACCACTCATCATCCGGCCGTACCAATGACAGTATCAGTTCAGTAGCAGCTCCTGAAATGACTTCTGCACACTCACCCGAATTCTTGATTTCCTCAAATGGGATTCCATCCTTCGTACTTGCAAACAGGGAGATGTAATAAAACCCGCACTTGCGGTGGATTCTCACTTTGGGTTTCATGTCGCATAACCTTTTGTGTTTCCTCCATCCGCCGGCGGGTTTATCCCAGTCATCAATCCTTATCTTTCTACCTCTGCCCATTGAAAACCATCGCTATACCTTTTTCTACCGAGATATAATTCAAAGGTATAGAATTTAAGCGTTCATTCACAGTTTGGCAATAATTGTCAAAATTCCTTTTTTCTTCAACAAGCTGAATATCAACATGGTGGTATTTTCTGACAATTTCAGCAAAATGCAGGACTGTACAAGGATGCGGATTTACAACATTGACAAGCTTGGCGTTAAAATTACAAGCAGAAATAAGTCCTTCTACTGCATCATCAATATAAGTGAAGCACCGGAGATTATTGCCCTTATTATACAACATGACCTTTTCCGAATTAAGAAGTGTCCAGAGAAGAGTTCCTTTTCTCGGTTCCGGTCCGTATACATTATGCAATCTCACCCCAGTTGCTTTCGGGCAATACACAGCAGCATACTGCTCGTCAAAATGCTTTGACATACCATACATGCTGGTAGTATTGCAAGGATTAGCAGTAGAAGAACTTGCATAAACAAGCTTTACTCCATAGCGGTTACATGATTCAGCAACCCTAATGAAAGTGTCTATATTATCCTTGCGAATCTGCTCAAGATTATCATTGAATACACTTGTCTGAGCAGCAAGATGTATTACAGCACTGAAGCCTCCTTCAGCAAGAAGGCATGCAATTCCGGAAGCTTCAGTTCCGCAAATACGGTCAATCCCAACAACTTCAACACCACGTTCTCTCAACTTTTTGCAGAGGGCCTTGCCTATAAAGCCTTCACTGCCAGTTACGACAATTTTCATCATCACAATTTGTTTAGAATTTTACATAAAATATTCAGTATGTTACCAAGTAACATCACTATTATTATCAGGAGTGTGGTATCCTGCTCAACCTTCCCGATGGAATAGAAGAACAGGACAACCATAATCATCAATATTACTCCCTTGGCCTGATAATGTTCCATCAGGACTTGATATTAAGTTCGTACTCATATCTGCTGACGGTCTTATATCCGGTAACAAGTACACGTTCACCGGAATACAGGCCGGATATGGTGTTCTCAATCACATCAAGAGAAACACGTTCATCAAACTTCAGGAATACCCTTCCTGGCACTCCGCCAGCGACGAATGAGACAAAATAATATGTTCCACGCTCCCAGTAGAACACATATAGGATGAGAAATGAAACTACCACAGAGGACAGATAAACCCAACTTGACGGTACATTAAAATCTCCTAAAATTATCAATGATGATAATACTATTGATACGATTGCCCACTCTAACAGATTAATGAGCAGGCCTACAACCTGTTTTTTCTTTGCTTTCATAAATTCAATTTTTGCCGGTTAATAATTTAAATTCATACTTAGACTGATGTTTCATTATTTACTGAAATGCCTCGCATATTTTAACGATGCACTCAACGTTTTCTTCATTCAGCCATTCCTTTGCCACGTTCCACGAAATGCTTTTACTCGCTTTGAAATTATCAATTCGAATACTATGGTGCGACAATTTCCCTTCTGTCGGTTTCAATCCGGCATCATGCAATTCACATAAACCGTCTTTGTAGAATGTACACCAGTCTCCTTCTTGTCTGGCCTGTATCATCGGTACGGGCATATCAATGACACCCATAATCATACCTGCACACCATTGTGTTGGAGCAAGTCTGTCTTTATATCCTGCTTCGATAAGCTTTAAAACATCTTGCGGAGTACCCAAACAAGGCGTATGACATTGCTGCTTACATAACTTGCATTTACACTGGATTGGTTTACGACCGGTTTTTCTGATTATTCGCTGTAACGACGTTTCGTTTATAAGTAAGCTCATTTTGCTTTCTCTAAATTATAATTCCAAAAACTTAGTTTCCCTTTCACATTCATAATCGGCTTATCAAACAGAACAGCATCTTTCAGCACCCAGTTCCAGCAACCTTTCTCTGCCCAGACGGATGAATGGTTCTGTACGCAGTCGGATATAACTACGCTTCCTATTATTGCACCAACGCAGAAATTAAAATCATCCCATTGTTTGTTTTCCGGTAGTGCAAACAACTGTTCGTTTGTCAGAATTGAGTCATAAAAATTGTCATAATTCAACGGTTTGCCACTTGCATGAATCAACACTCTTTGGCCAATGTACTTTTGAGGACACTTCCATGTCCGGTTCTCGATGTCTTTTATACCGTGAGCGATAAGGCTCGCCCACGGCTGTTTAATGGAGATTGCTTTCATACTTTATTCTTTTTCTTCAGTTCAGTAATAAGTGCATCCGCTTGTTCAACACTTAATTTTGCAGCATCTTCTAAAGTCATTTCACCACTCATGAGTACAGCGACACATTCCTTTGCTATTTCATATCTACGCTGTTCCCAATCCGGCACAAGGTAACTCTCATCTACATTCAGGTAGCCTGTATCAATTATCCTCTTTCCATACCCGTCAATTTCAACTACACATGCTGTACTGGCAGGTATCGGCATTACTGAAATTATCTCTACTTCTGTTCCACTCATAAGTGTTACACCCTGACCAATATCGTATGGTCTTGTTAGTTTTGCTTTCATTTGTCTTTCTTGTAATATTCAACAATCGTTTTATTTAATGATAGAACAAGAGCAAATGTCAGTGTTGCCGGCATTTCGTTCGTATTCATCTTCTTGATAAACACCTGACCGTTTCTGTATTCAAGAACGGTATCAAGTTCAATTATTTTGCTTTCGCTATTTGGCTGCTGTGTTTTACTACTCATATTCTATCCTCCTTTGATTTACAATATCTTTCCGAACCATTTGTCCGCCAATATACTATTTCGTTTGCAGCTTCATCCAACGGCAATGAAGCAAGGTATTTCAAGCAGGCATCCCAACCAGCTAAAAATCCCTCGCTAAACTCGTCAGCACAGCAATCCTCATCACAGTCATGTGCGATATTTTCTCCTTCACAGAAGCGACAATAAGCACGTTCTTCACAAGCATGTTTACCGTTACACTGATAATGATCGTGAACGGCTTCCCTTAGCATTTCTTCTTTTTTATCCATATTTCAATCCTCCAGCAAATCTAAAATACGACAAAGAGCACCTTCAAGAACAGACACCCTGTCCTCCATATCATTTCTGTAATCTTCATATTCGCCATTTTCATACAGCTTCTCACACCCTTCATTCTTTGATGTTGAATACTCAAATGATGTATGACATATATCTGCGACATCACTAAGAAATTCATTTACGGGCTTATCACCTAACATGGTTTCTACCGATGTCTCTATTTTTACTTTTACTCTTTTCATTTCTTGTTTATTTATGATGTTCAACAATCGTTTTATTTATTATGCTCTGCTTTTTTTAGTAATAACCTTGCCATTTTGTCAAGTTTTGCAGGAGGCATCCATCCGTTTCTTGACCGAATATATCTTTTAGCTTTATTCAGGTCGTTAGCCTTATCTCTCGCCAAATGGCATTTTCTTAATATATTACCCAGGCTTCTCAAAGCTTCTTCAGCATCCTGTTTGTATTCCTCAGAAGAGGAACCTTCCAATGCGTCTCTAATCTGTTCCAATCCGAAGTCAATTGCTTCAACTTCCTTTTCTGTTATTGATATTTGCATACTTATTCCTCCAAATCATCGAAATACTGTTCGTTTTCTTCCATGAAGTTATCCAGTGCTTCATCGCAATAACAGCCCTCACAAGGACCGTATGCTGGCTTTTCGATTTCTCCATTCGTCCACGGGCAAAACGGACACAAATCTTCTCCTATGGATTTTTTCAACTCTTCTCTATTCATAGCTCAGTCCTCCAAAAAAGGTATCAAATCATCGAAGTATGCCCATTTCTCGACATTCTCAAACTGTTCATACCAAATGGTGTTATCTCTCTTGTGGTAATATCCGCACCCATAGGAACCGTCTTTAAGGATATACAGGCAGAACCTACGTTCCTGCGGTGTCTCTTTGGCATCGTGCCATGAAGCGTTTACTCTCCAATTTGCACCTTCAATGAAAGCCGGAATCGTGAGTTTATCAATACATTTCCTAACCTGTAAATCAGGCTCTTTTTTCCACTCATTGTCGCAATACCCTTCGGCTGCTTTTCTAACTTCAGCGTATGTCATATTCATTCCTCCGTATTAGGTATTAAGTCCTCTACGTATGCCCATCTCTTAAATGGGTATTTGTCCAATATCCGTTTTAAATCATTTTCATCTTTAGCTTGAAAATCAAACCAATCCTCGTTTACAACATGTTTGTTATATTCTGGTAATTCTTTGTTAACATCATGCCAAGCGTTGTTGATGCGCCATTCTGCACCTTCCATAAAGTCAACCATGCAAACCTGCTCGTAACCTGTTCTCCAAAGTGGGCGACAAGCTTCATTGGCATATTCGGTTGCTGCCTTTTTAATATCTTCTTTTGTCATAATTTATCTCCTTTTCTTGATTTTAATTTGTCCGTGTTCTCTATACAAAGGATTAAATTCCGCATCACAAAGAATCGTATCATATACCTGTTCATATGAATATCCTGGAAACGATTCCGCTATTTCAGGAATAGTATAGTCATTCAATATCAGTTCACGACATATATCACGGTTAAGCTCTACAACTTTGTAAGGCTCATCCTTGTAACGTCGTGACTGCTCACGACGAATTTCTCGCTCATTCTTTACCCATTCCTTAGTTTTCATTACTCCCCAACGTCCTAATGTACGTGATAAAGTATTTCGGTCAACATTAAAGTTCTTTGCCAATCTCCTCAAAGGTACACCCCAGTTATATTGCTCGATTACCTGTTCTTTAACAGGGTCAAGTTTCACGGAGTCTGACAAACGACCTATAGGGCGACCTACCAATATACCAAGTTTCATCCTTAATCTAAGCCCTTCCTTTGTTCTCTGCCTTATCATCTGCCTTTCTATTTCGGCTGATAAGCCAAAAGCAAATGCTAACACTTTACTCTGAATATCATCCCCCAAAACAAACTTATCTTTTACCGTATAAATAATACATCCCTGTTCCATACAGAAATGAAGAATATCCATAACCATGTATAGGTCACGTCCAAGACGACTTATTTCACTACATATTATCACATCACCTTTTTTGATCTGTTTCAGAAGCGGACCGAGGTTGCGCTTATCTGGATCTTTACCGCCACTTACACCTTCATCAGTAATGTAATTATCTATGCTCCAACCATGATCAGTAGCAAACTGTTCTACACCTTGCCGCTGCGAGTTTACATCCTGTTCATCTGACGAAACTCTCAAATATCCGTATATCATATTATCACATTTAAAAATTCATCAGCTTCCTTACCGTAATGTTTAATTACTATTTCTGTTATTGACATTCTATTCCACTCTTCAGGATAAAGCTTTTCTATCTGCCGTCCAAATCGGGTTAGGTCAATAGTTATATATCCATTAATTACAGTAAGAAGGCTATCCCTAATGTCTTCCATACTTATATCAGGGAAAAAACGATGAAAATCCTCATGGAAACGAAACGCCTCGTTTATCTTATATCCCACAATATTCTTCTATTGCTTTCTATAATAATCTTTGCTCATAATCAATCTTCCTTTCTTTCTTCGTAAAACATGACAGGCTTACCGTCTGGCTCAAAGTCTGCACTAAGCATTACCTCATCGCATTCATGATAAGGACTTGTTTCCTGCACATAATATTTTACCGTACATTTCCCGTTCTCGTAGTTTTTACAATTCATGCAAATCATTCTTTCGTACATATTTCATCTCCTTTCCACCTACCCCAGCAGCCACCACATGACTGCCAGGAACAAGTAATACAATTTAGTTTTCATTGATTATTTCTCCGTTTTTCTACAAGCTGTTCAAGCCTCTTTTCGCATTCTGCACACTCGAGTTTCTTGCGCTCCAGTTTTTCTCGGAACTTAACCAGCTCCTCGTCCGTATTCTCGTCAAAGAACAGATTGTTCTGGCGATTGTACTCGATGTATTCACGCATCATTTTTTCAGCTTTCGACACCTTTGCCTTAGCGGAAATCAGTTTCCTAAGACAACTATCAAACATCAGTTCTCCAGAGCGTTTGTCATAAAAGGAAATACTTGAATACACACAATATCTTGGATATTTGCATTGTAACTTTGCAATCCTCCAACGAATAACCCAATCATATTTGAAATACATTTCCTTTGGCAAATCATACGTATATAGAATTACATAGTTCCCATTATCATCATGATATTGTATGGTAACATGAAACCAAGACTCTACCTTCAATTCCCTTTCTGCCTTGGCTTCATACTTAGCCATCTCATAATAATCACTTAAATTTTCCTGTTTTCCCATATCATATCGTTGTTACACAATCAAAATCACTTCCATACATGATATACGCTCCACGTTTCCGGAGTTCAGCTACCAGCTGATCGTTGGTGTATCTGGCCAGCCGACCATGAAGTCTGTCCTGCTTTCTTCTTTCAGACGTGTGTCTGCTCTCACATAACCGGCACCTGCTGGTGTAATGGGTGCCGGATTTAGTTTCATATGCACGGAATTTGCCTTCAGGAAGAATCCGACCACACTCTATACATTCTTTCATGATGCAGCCCTCCTCATAATCTCATACATATTCTTTTCTACTATCCTGATAATCTGTTTATGGTAATCACTATCTTGGTTACATACACCACGAGATTGCACTATCTTGAATGTATTCAGATTTACCTCGATTGTTTCCAAGCGTTTTCCATTCTTCTTTGCGGATAACACAAGGCTTTCTTTTCTTGCATAATAGGCACAGTTATATACACAGTGGTGCATTGTTTTCCACTCTTGATAATACTGGGTAACGCTTTCCAAAGGGCTGATAACTATACCCTCATCCTTTATCTGTAGACCGAGGAATGGCTGTATCCTTTTCCAAAAAACAGCAATGTTTCGTTTCAGTTCCTTCTCTTTCTTCATGCGTTCAATCCTTTCACGTTCCATCCTTTCCCTTGCCTCTATCTTTCTCTTTTTCTCAAGTAGCTTATCATGTGCTTTCTTCAGGTTCTTCGGGCATACATAGTGAGCGTTATGGGTATCCAAATGGAAATAATCAAGTAGACGCAAATAATCGTCATACATCGAACCGTCCTTGATGATATATCCGTTACGATTGCATATATTGACCGCCCACGGATGGGAAAGACCTCCACGATACATGTATAACTCAAGCATACCATACTGTTTCGTCTTCAGTAGCATTTCCGCATACTTGCTTTCACCTAACAAAGCACGTATCAACATCCCAGGAGTAACACCATGAAACGAAGTACGTAATCCGTTCCTCCGAAGTATAGGGAGCAATTTTACTTTCGGATATACATAACCGTCTATGTCATACGAATGTGAATAATATATATTTCCGCTCTGCTTGATACTCATGTCTGTAGTGTGAACCCAACCTCTAGACCCCATGTTCATGGCTTTAGCTATAACAGTTTCTTTGTTATCAGCAGTTATCCACTGTTGGCATACCTCATCAATGAAATAATGAGTATCACAATTGTTCTTCCTCACATACCTGGCTGTGTAGAAGTGGCGAAGCACTTGAAAATCTCCTGATGTGGTAACTACTGTCAGATAGCTTACTGCATAATCCTTAGTCTTACGGCTTACTTTCACTTCCAATTTTTCTCCGCAATAAGGACAGTATATGTAACCTTCCTTCTGTCCGGTAGTGTCTACCCACATTCTTCCACATTCACTACACCACATTTCATCCTTACATTTGTAAGCGTTATGAAGAAAGCAATGCTTCTTTCCCCACTGTATCTGTGCCTCTGTAATAGCTGGCAGCTTACTGCTGAGTTCAACTACCAGCCTTTCACGTTTATTTCTCGGTTTCATGTTACATTTCATCAAGTAAGTCCATTATACTCTCTGCCTTAGAAGCCTGTTCCATTTTAGCAGATGTTTCCTCAGATACAGAAGCGACAGAAACTTTACACTCCGGGACATTATCAGGAACTTTTATTTTAAGTTCATCAAAAAAATGTACAGCAAGACCAAAAACCTCATCATCCGTCATGCATACGCTACTACCTCTCTTTCTTGCTTCAGAAAGTATATAGTTAAAGCAGTCATCAATAGTTTTCCCACAATTATTATATTTCTCAGCAAATACAATATCTTCTTTTGCCTTTTTATCAAGATGATTCTTGATAAGCATCTTAGCATCACATTTGTTACTCATATCTTCAATATTTTTCTTAGTTTGACTTTTATAAAATAAGAATGCCACGACTATGCGTGGCATCCGGTTATACAAGATTATCGAACAGTCCAGGAATTCTGGGTTCCAAAGCTTCAAGCTCATCCCTGAAGAACTGTTCCTTTGTTCTTCCCATTTTCTTGCCCTTTCGGGTATGTACATCAAAAGTATACGGAGGAATCATTATCGGGCTTTTGCGGACATCCTCAATCCACCTCTCAACATCTATCAGATTTCTGTCATATATGAAGTTCTGCAGGTGGTCGGCATCCCTGCACTTTCGGCATTCACAAAGTAGTATTACTGCCTTGCTAACAAAGATTCTTCCCTTATCCTCAGTTCCTCCTTTACTCACAAGCTCATGTCCCTGCCATAAGGATTCAATCTCAGACGTAACCAATCCATAGCAATCTTCAGCAGAAATCGTATATAGACGCTTCCACACATAATCCTTATAACCACTGGTCCACAACTCGAGAGCAAAGTATCCGGCAACGGCAGTATCAGCCCTTCTTACAGCTTTCTGCATTGCTGAAGATGCTTCAAAAAAATCATATCCTCTAACGGTTCTAATAATCATAACAACTTGACTTTTATTGTTTTACATCAGTAAAGTTAAATCAGAATGACAAGTTTAGCAAACAGAAACTTCGCCATTTTTACGCCTTTTTTCAGTACCTAAACTTGCATGTTATATTGTACTGAACAAGCTGTTTTGTCTTATCTTTCCCGTTATTGGTTGAACCTTTTAAGTTGATACTGTCACCGAAATGTTTCTTGATTAACATGATGGATCGTTGTTCCTCAGCCTGATTACGGAATGCAGCAAGACCTCCTGAATTTACGAAAGTGGATTTCTGCTCAAAATTGTACCTCAGATCAGTAAGTATCTTTCTTTCCTTGTACTTCATGTAACAGGAAATCCAAAAATCTTCCTTGAGCCTCAGTTCCTCATTCCACCATGTATTCTTGTTGTAGAACACACCGTATGAGCATCCGGTAATCATTTTAGAAAGTGACAGAAAGCCGGTTTCATCATACATGACAGGAGATATGCGTGCAGTAAACCCGAACAGATGAACATCCAGCATCTCAGCAATTTCGGCAAGGTTGAATATGATACGAGTTATCTCGTTCTTATCTTTAATCCTTGATGGTTCGCCTTTCTCTACACAGATAGATTTGCAGGCGTGAACATCATCATCCAGCATGAACAGGTTCCTGAAATGCTTAGCCATCCAGTTACGTTTGGGGATAAGACCAACAACATCGTCAGGATGGGTGACTATCTCACAGTCTGGATTGAACTGGCGGTACAGGTCCGCCTGACTCTCCGCAACGCAGATTATAGGATCGTTCACAAGTTTTTTTGCAAAGACCCTGTCATGTCTCTTATGACTTGGTATTACGATTCTCAATTGCATGGCGTACATCCTTTATATCGACAACATTGCTCTTGCTAACTTTCCCGGTCTTGTAACTCTGCATGTGCTGCATGTCTAGTGCCTCACGCAGCCAGTTGCTATCCACCTCATTGGCAGACATGATGATAAATAGCTCATATTTCTCATCATACTTGGGAATTAATGGATAGACGGCGGTTTCATCCGTTATGGCTTCGAAACGCTCCTTGAATTCGTCCTTTTCAGGCTCCGGAGCAAACTCTATTCCCCAGTCCTGAAGCTCAGACTTATCCCAGTCGTTCATCATTACATCCATATCGTTCTCGCCGAATGATACGTTGTCCTTAGTCGCGTACTCACGCAACTTCTTCACAGGAGTATCAGGGCTCAGGACCTTACAAGGCAGCTCCTTGTATCCGAGTTCCTTGCAGGCCCTAAGTCGTAGATTTCCACACACTACTATGAATCTTTCTCCCAAAGGAAATACGATAAGTTCCCGAAGATTAAGCATCTCAGGACTATCCTCGATACTTTTCTTCATTGCATCATAACGGTAATCCCTGAAGAACCGAGGATTTTTCGGAAGGCCATCAAGCTGACCTTTATTGAAATCCAGCAGACTAATCTGGATTGTCTTAAAATCAAAATCTGTCATATACCAACTATTAATAAATCAACAACACATAATCAACATCACACGATAGCCGGTAACACACTTAGTCTGTACGATAGGAATTAAACTCCACCTTATCCTTCAATAGCTGTTCGATGTCGTTGCACCCTATCTTTTCGAGGTATGTAAGCGTAGCTATTATAACATCTGCGGCTTCTTCCTCGCGCTCACTCCAGGATGGGATATGATTGCTTCGCTCCTTACCTGCTTCAGCCAGTTCCCTCCATTCTGAGGATATGGCCAGTACAACAGCTTTAGGAGAAGTCGTTTCTGTCATTTTTTTTCGCTTTAACGCTATATCAAAACATCTTTTTGCAAGTCTGTTAAGTGTAATCATAATTCTAAGTTATTGTTATCGAACTACATTGATAATCACATAGGATTACTTTAAGGGGCATTTATTTTTTCCATAGCAATATTATGTAAAGAGAAAGCTGTCAGGCTTTCTCAAGTTCATCCAATTTGCCTTTTAAAGAAGTTTCCTTCTTCGAATATGAATCAAGGATTTTCTTGTTCATTTTCGAAAATTCATCCGGGTATTGCTCAGAGAATATCATGATCTGGCATCTCCTCATATAATCGTAGAAATTCACATCGTTACTTGTAAGATTCTCACGGATGAATTCACGATACCAGTGCATTCTCTCTGACTGGTTGTTCTTCACGTATTCAATCCAGCCTTTATCGTTAACATCATGCTTTTTTATTCCGATACTTTCAAGATATTCACTGCTACATCCTCTAAGAACCATAACATCGAACACTACCCTTTCATTCAAGCTAAGTTCCGAGGATTTTGCCGGGTACGACTTCTTGCTTTGCGCCCATTCCTTCATTGTCTTGGCGGCATTTTCGACAGCAATCTCCTTATTCCGTTTCATCTGGGATTTGATTTTATCAATCTCGGCACTTCTAACATCTACAGCCGCACATGTACCCGTTGCTGTATGTTTTTTAACGTAATAGAACTTGACTGAATAATATGGCTTACCATATCCGTTATTGAACGATATGCATCTGTATATCTTATTTTCCGAAAGCATTTTGGTTATTCTTTCGTCATTTTCCTTGTAGAAACATTCAGAATCGAATACATCATGAGGATCAACAACAGCAAAACCAGCATTCTTAACCCTCTTGAGAAATTCATTGCTCTTTTTCTTCAACTCGTCATTCCAATATGGCTCTGGAGCAGAATATATGACAACTGACTTGCCAAAATCCAATGTTTCACCGTCTTTAACCAGAATGTCAGCTTGCTGCATTATCTTGTAGAATATATAATCGCTCTCTTTCTTCCTTAGACATTCAGGGTTCGTACATTTCTGCTCCTTGCCCTTCATCTCATAAAACAGACAGCTGTAATTAGCTGTGTTATTCACACAATCAGCACATTTTGGATATGAAGAACTGAAACCGTCTTCATTAAAGAACTGACATGAGGTTATTATACCGAATTTATTATCAACAAATCTCTTAATTTCATTGACAGAAGAACCTTTATGGTAATTTTTATAATACCCTTTCTGGTCCTTCTCGCTCAACTTGGAAAGAATCATTGCTCCGGACAGAGGAAGATCATCACTCTTAATGAGTTCCTTCAATTCAGGTATAAGAGCGTTCAACTTGATTCTGTCAAGGACGAATCGATTAGACTTCCCGAATTTCGCTGCGATATCATCAACACTCTTTCCGTTTTCGGCAAGCAGGGAAAATGCAAGAGCTTCTTCTACAGGATCTACATCCTGACGTTGCAGGTTCTCAGTAATCATGGCTTCGAATGCTTCATCATCACTCATGTCACGGATAATACATGGTATCTCATTATATCCATTAAGCCTTGAACCTATCTTTTTATACGCCCTGAAACGTCTCTCACCGCATACAATTTCATACTGAGGCTCTATGATGACAACTTCTGCGGTATCCTCATCAATCTCTTCATAGCCTTTACTTTTCAATCTTACAGTAATCGGCTGTAGAAGCCCCTGTTTTTCTATGTTTTTTGCCAGTTCCTCTATTGCTGACTCATCGAATGTTTTACGAGGATTTCTCGGTGATGGACATATCTGCGTCACCGGAATATTCATTACTTCAATCATAAATGTTTGACTTTTATTATTTTACATCAGTAAAATTAAATTAATAATTCAAGTTAAGCAAACAGAAACTTCACCATTTTACAGCCTTTTAATGATTGAGAAAAAATGCCTTTTTGCTGTTTCTTCGAATACTTCTAAGTCTGTATATTTGACTCGGACGAGGCAATGACCATTAACAGTAAGATGCACGTGCTTCCATCCGAATTTTTCGCAGATGTATTCCTTCCTTTGCATACCTTTCTTGTTGAATTTTATCTCAAACTCTTTTGCCAGCAAGTTTTTGTTCATATTCCTCAAGCTGTTTCTTTTGTTTTTCCAGACTTCTCTTCTTCATGAAGTGTAATACTTCATTTGACCTGCGAAGTGCTTCCTGAGCGTCTGTATTGCCTTGTGAAGCCAATTCTTTCAGTTGATTACGGTAATCATCGTAGAATAGACCTGTATTTTCTTCTCCGATATGTTCTTTATACTCATTGTAGGATGCAATATCAGCTTTGGCACATCGTTCCTGATTGTACTGCTTCAGCCAGTTCATAATTACGGAGCCGTCCAGCCTGTTGTATATCTCTCCATAGCGACCTTTCATCGCGTTTCGGAAACACAGCTTCAAATCGTCAATCTTGAAGTACGGATATTCCTCAATGATAAGGTCTGTAGTCGTAGCAACCTGTGAGTCGTTCATCGTGTTAGAAGAATTGAAGAAATCTACAATCTCTGAAATCAGAATGACCACAACTGCACGTGCTTGGTTTTCTCCAAGTTCTTTGGCGATCATACCTAACGCCGGTTCAGATGAGGCAAAAACATCATCAACACTCTTAGGTCTCAGTGCCTGCAAGTATTGCTTCGGCGAGGTCTGTAAGACGGCTAACTGATTCTTTTCTGCCGCTTGCAGTATTGCTATTTCGTTTTTCGTCATAATTACCCTCCAGAATTTTTGTAAAGTTTGAAGCCTTGAATATCCAGTCAAAGTCACACTTCCAGTTTCTGTCATTACCCCCTAACAGGAAAGAGCTTGCAGCTACTTTCTTCAATACGATGAACACAGTTTCTTTATTGTACTGGGCTATTCTGGCTTTGACAGCCTTTCGTCTTGCTTCGGTCATGCTCACTACCATTGACAATTTACCACGAAATGTTGTATTAAAGTATTCCTGCAGTTTGACAAAATCAACATGTTCAACCTGTGGATGAGGCTGCGAAGAAAGTTCGGCTTTCTTTGAATCTCCTTCAGGAGATATTTCTTTCTTTTTTTCTTTACTTTTCTTTACTTTACTCTTCTTTACTTTACTTTGTGTACTCCTGACATCAGTAACTTTGTTTTTGACATCCGAAACCATGTATTCTTCAATGTATTCAATGCTTTCTCTTTTATAGACTGCGGATTTAAATCTCTTCTGAATACCATACGAAGTAAGTACCTGATATTTGTTATATATGTTCTGGTCGAAAAAATCGACTTGCAGAGCCTTATATATGACTTCCTTTACTGCGCCCTCGGAAACCCCAACAGTGTCAGCAATAACAAAAGGCAAATCTTCATCCCACAAGATGTAATACCCATTATCTTTATAGATATTACACAGCAGGCAGATTAGTATGGAAGTAGCCTGCGAACCGCAGGCTCTTGCAATCTTTCTGATTTTTATATCTGAGAAAAAATCAACATCGAAAGGGAAGTAATCAATTCCCTGTTTGACTGGTCTGGCCATAAGTACCTCCTACTTTCAGAACTCAATCGGAGTTACCTCATATTCGATACGTGGTTCCTTCTTGTCGATGAACTTCTGAATGTCTATTTGAACACAATATCTGTCATTATCAATCGTCTTGGTCTGCTGCAGGCAATCAAGAAGAATCTTAAGAGAATTGTCCAGATCCGGTCGGTTACTTGAATAATATATCTTTGCTTTAAGCTTGAAATATCCCTTGACCATCCTACCACGTTCCGGACACTGGATATAGAAATTCTTTTCATATTCAGTAAGAACCTTCTGTTTGGCCAGCTTTGCATGACCGCCGACATTAACTATCTTATAACAGTTACTCTTACTTGGTATCTGTCCTCTTATCACATACATAAGCTATAGTATTACATTGGTTAATTGTTTTCCGTTTGTCTTAATCATCCACTCACCTTTCTTTGGCTGCTCGACTCTAAGTTCTTCAACTTTGCCGAATGTCTTTAAGTTACCGCACAGGTCAATAACCCATCCCTCTTTCCCTGGATATGGTCTGATTACACGTCCTATCATCTGATAATAGAGCGACAAGGACATTGTAGGACGGCAAAGAACAATCGTGTCAAGTTCAGGATAATCAAATCCGGTAGTAAGTACCCCGCAATTGGCAACAACTTTTATCTCACCTGCCTTGAAGTCGGATAATATTTTCTCACGTTCTTTTTTAGGAGTTGTTCCACTTACGACTGCACTATCAGGGATTTCATGCGTCAGCATTTCAGCTTCCTTCACAAACCTTGTGAATACAAGTATTCCACGCCTTGGTATTCCGCTTTTCGGTCTCAGAAGCCTTCTTACCATACTGATTAGATAACCATAAAGATCAACCCTTTCAAACTCTTTGGAAAGACTCTTATCGTCAAAGTCAGCACCGGTAGAATTTCTACTGACATTCACAAGCTCTATCTTTGTCAAGTCGTAATATTTCAACTTGGTAAGAAATCCCCTGGCAAGCAAATCACTGACCTGACAATAGTAGATTACGTCACTGAAAACCCTCGGACGTGTACGTGTAAGAAACTTCAGCATGGCTCCATTCATCGTATTGCACAATCTGTACGGAGTAGCCGTAAGACCTATAACACGCCTTTCCGCATCAGCGAAGAAGTCAGCATACATACCCTCCTTGGCATTTACCAAGTGACATTCATCAATAAGCACATATTTGAAATGCCTGAAATCAGACATATGATTGTATACACTACCAATCGTTGCGAATGTTATCCTGTTTATGTCTTTTCTTCCAACAGAAGCAGAATAGCACCCAGCATCAATGATTCCGTATGTCTGCAACTTTGCGAAGTTCTGTTCCAAAATTTCCTTATTAGGCTGAAAAACCAGTAAAGGTTCATTGAGCCTTGCTGCGATGTCAGCAATGATGAGGCTTTTCCCTGCACCAGTAGGCAATATCATAAGATAATTCTTACCTCCTTTCAGCCGATAATGAGCTATTGCGGCGTTACTGGCATTCTGCTGATAATCTCTTAATTGAAATTTCATATACTGATTATTCCTTTATGAACTTTTTCGTGACAGGAAGCGCACAATGTAACAAGGCAATCAAGATGCTCAAGTTCCTTTCCAACAATTGAAACACCATTGACATTATATCGTTTGTGATGCACTTCCAAAGGATAGCGCGAGCCGCATATCCTGCATTTATGATTATCTCTTAACCTAACATTCCTTGCAACCTTTTCCCAATATGGACTGTTAAGAGAATGCACATAATTGGACTTGCGGCCACGCTTATGCTGTAATCTACTCATCTCCTACAGCTTCGTTGAATTCTTCTTCTCCCATGACATCACTTTCATCATCAGGAATCAAGTCGTGTTCCTTATCAAACTCTTCATCTGAAGGTTTTTCAGGAGCAGGAAAATCCAAGCCAAACAGTTCCATCATTGCAACTCTGTTTTTATCCTCTTGTGCCCATAATGATGATTTGTCATAGGAAGGAATTTTATCAGCTTTTGCAAGTACAACCTCACCGTTGAGAATGGAATAATACAGGAAATATCCATTCAAGGCTATACGGAATGTCTTGGTAGCAGGCAGCTGCTTTTCCTCTGTACCTTCCTGAACTTTGGCGGCATAGTCCTTAATCTGCTTACTCAGTGAATTTAGTCTTTCCTCTGCATCCGTCTTGATACGTTTGGCTTCCTCCTTAGCGTTCAACAAAGCATTCTCAGCTTCAGGAAGCTCCTGCTCTACCAACTTGCAGTATTTCCCACGAAGGTCCGATTTCTCCACGTCATCCATGTAACGAAGCGTTCTCTCATTTTCAGGAAACAACGCATTGAAGTGCTCATTAACAGCCTTCAGAATGTCTTTTTCACTTTCTGCTTTCTCAAATTGCAGCTTCAGAGGAAATTGTTCCCGAACTGCTTCCGGAAGAACGAATTTCAATCTGCCGGTTCGTAATCTTTAATTATTGCCATATTAATATTTGTTTTCGTACTCGGCTGCAAATGCCGAATAATATTGGTCTGTCGGTAATGGTAGCTGTATTCCGTATTCTGTCATTATATCAGCCTTTACAGCATCCAGGAAATGTGACATTTCCATTGTACTCAACCCCTTAGTACCTCTTGCAAGTTCCGTTCTCTCACCTTTCGGCGTTATGACCATTTTTGTCAGAAACTTCTTGCAGTACAGGTCATGTATTGTTTCCACTCCTTCCTTTGTACTCCAGTATGCTTCACCGGTGAACTCACGCAAGGCACATCCCACACACCTGAACCACATCCACATCAGTGCGTTCTGATCGAGTGTTCTGGGCTTGGTCTTTCTCTTGATGGTTAGAGTGTATTCACCATTACGGAGAAGGCTCAACATGAAGTTGAAATCCTTGTCCATGGTAGCCTTCCCGTCTTTCTTTATAATTGTAGCCTCCATGATTATCTATATGGTGGTGGGAAAGGTAAATCATCAGCACCTGAAGTTGGAGGGAACTGCTGCGGCTGGTTGTACTGCTGATACTGCTGATAAGTTTGTGGTGCAGGCTGTTGAGGCTGTTGCTGTTTTACCACGAGCATTTCCATATTATCAGCAAAAATCTCAGTCAGATATCGCTTTACCTTGTTATTGTCCTCGTAACTACGTGTTCTGATTTTTCCCTCAACGTAAATCTTGTCACCCTTATGCAGATATTTTTCAGCAACTTCCGCAAGACCTTTCCACATGACTATGTTATGCCATTCAGTCCTGTCTGGAACCTGAGTACCATTCTGCAATGTATACCCCTTTTCCGTCGTTGCCAGTGTGAACTGGCAGACCTTGGAGCCGCCATCGAGTGTTCTCACATCCGGATCTTTTCCGAGATTTCCGATTAATTGTACTTTGTTAAGCATTTATTCCTCCTTTCTTAATGTAATTCTTATAGATGCTGCTGTTTCAGTTTCCTTGATGTATTGTTTATACAATTCAGGATGATCCGATTGAAACCTCTTAGTATCGAACGACTTCTTTATTCCGGCTGGTGTTATGGTAGCCTTCAATATCCCTGTGTCCCACGACTTAACATCGTGTTCAACCATTGCACGTTTCAACGAATCTTTGAAACTATCAATGAACGGCTGTATTCTCTCAACTTCCGCTACAGCTTCAAGATATTTGTTAATTACATCCTTTGGCAATAGCTGTACTTCATCTTTCTTGTGTTCAATTGCGGTTTCGGTCTCAAGGTAACTTATACCCTCAACCTCACACTGCATGAGCTTCTTCACCTCATCGTCAGATTTTCTTTTCAGAGGGATAAGCTCATACTTCTCGTTGTACAGCCATACTCCATAGAGGCAATCAACTTTAAGGCCGGGATTCTGTAATTCGAAAAGATAAGCATAGATAGACAACTGCCACTCGAGATAATCTATATCTGCCTTATATGTCGTTTTGATGTCAGCAAGAGCTATCTTACCATCCTTTTCCCAAACGCAGTCAATATTGGATGCAAAATGCTCTTCATCAGATACGGTATATTCATTTTCCAGCGCTGTATAACCAGCACCAATCCGTATCATAAGGTAATTTATTGCCTCCTGACATTCAGGCTCGAATCCTGTTACGTCAGCAAACTGGCATTCATGATGAACCTTTGTACCTCTCTCTGCTGCACGTTTAAGTATATACTGAGGTACTTCCTTATACTTATCCGGAAATAATTGTCTTTTAATCATTCCAGTTATTCCAGACAGTTGCTTTTCTCCCAGGAAATAAGTGTGGCTCTCTTCATTGAAAACCACACTTGACTTAACCAATTCTATCATTTTGGAAACTTTTTACAAATCATTTGAATCTCATTCTTAAACTCAAGGTTATTCTGCATGGCAGCATGTTTTTTCCATACAGCATTGACTTCAGCTCGACTTCTACATGCGCGGACTTCATTAATAGCTTCCTGAAGCTGTTTCCCAGAAAAGACACTTGAATTTTGCTGAGGCTGTTCCGACTTTGACTTTTGCTGCTCCTTAGGGAACTGGTATCTTATCACACCGTTGTTGTCTACAATGATACACTTGCTCACCTCTCTGTTCTCATCATATTCAATCTCACTTACAGAGAACTTGGTGTATGTAGAACACTTTCCTGATTGACTTTTGAATATCTCATTGGATTCAAGTTTAACCCAGATGAAAGGAGCAGAATAAAGTTCGCGACCAATCCCCCAGTTGAATCCGGCACGCTTGAAAGCATCCGAAGCCTGCCCCTTTTCCTTTTCGGTATTGGATTCTGTTCCGACATCCTGTTTGCTCACCCATTCCTTTTTCCGCTCATCGTAGATGGATATGGTGCAGAACAGATTCCCGTTCACAACCTCGTGATCTCTCTTCCAGTTCATTGGACCGAAAACTTCATCAAGCAGCCTCATGTCTACTCGGGCATCCTTGTACAGTAATAATGTACATCCTTTCTCGTTGATAGTACCGATGCGGCATTCAATCTCGTTTGCCTTCAGGGTTCTAATGTTAACGACTCGTTCGAAAAGTGTCTGCTGCACTTCCTCTTTTTTAGCTTCCTGATTTTCTTCTACAGGAGCTTCTGTCTTAGCTTTTCTTTCAGCCATATTTTCAATATTAATAGTTTGACTTTTAGTTCATTACATCAGTAAAATTAAATCAGATTGTCAAGTTTTGCAATCCGAAACTTCGCCATTTTTACGCCTTAACCTTTGTTTTCAAAAGTGATAAAAAAAGCCCCGAAGCATATTCCTCGGGGCACATCACACATACCAATCCTTTCCGATTTCGCATTACCTTTCAGATAGAGTCAACGGCTAACCGATGCCGTGCGGGGAAAACCTGCGCTATCTTCGCTCTACTTTCGGAATTATAGCGGATTTCTCTCAAAGAGGTTGTGGTATCGGCAGGATTCGAACCTGCATGAGCTTTCTGCTTTGAGTAACCCTTCCGGCTGGGTAAAGCTCCAGTACTCGTCGTGCGTCTACCAGTTCCGCCACGATACCAATTTGAAAGCAACCTGACGGCTTTCACAAGAGGTCAGGTACATTACACACTTTTCACACAAGAAACACAGCGGATGCTACGGGACTCGAACCCGTGACCTTCCTGCAATGCAGGATGTTCTTCCCCTGAACTAAATACCCAGTAAAAAAGTGCAGACGACTTTCACAAGTGGTCTGCACTAATCACTAATCAATTTAAAGAACTAACTAAGTAAACCTAACCTTCACAGGTTAATAGCTTCCATTCCGGTAAGCTCACCCGGACATGTCCTCGCTCGGACACGGAAGGCTATCTTCATGGAATCCAATTAAAAGTATGAACACACAAAAAAGTATA